AACCTTCAATATACTTCTCAAATTCCACCTGACAGACCTTATCAAGGAACGAAACAACGCCTTGAGTAGTTTTCTCTCTTCCCTTGTATACACTTTCAACCAAAGGACCCATATTAAGGTAAATAGAATCAGTATCTGAAGCAATAACATAATCAACATCCTCCGTTTTGAGAAGTTTATTTAAATATACATTCATTTTACTCTCAATCCATCTTATTGCAACCTGACCACTTAGAGTAATTGCTTCCGCATTTGCTAATTTAAAATACCTAAAATATTGATTTCCTATGGCCCCGTAAGCAGAATTAAGTTGAATCTTTCTTGCCATTTGGATGTTGTTGCATCGCGCAATTTCTTTTTCCAACTCTTTCGTCTTTTTCTTTTCATATTCTTGTTTGGCAGCGAGCATTTTCTTTTTGTAAATGGTGCGGTCTTTGTAAATTTTATCCATCAGTTCTGGAAGAAATCCTCGCACATCTTTGCGGAACATTGCACCATTAGCACAGACGGCATAATCCTTATACATTTCAAATGTAAGTTCCTGATTTAAAATTTTATCCACACTTACAGTAGGGTGCCGTTCTTCAATCAATGTTTCGGGACTTATATTGTACATCATAATTAAATGTGGATAAAGACTATTCAAGTCAAAACTCACCACCCAATCATACTTACCAGGAATCGGTTCCTTTACATAGGCACCAGCATACTTGGAATCTTTATCAGAACGCTCCTTTGGAGGAATTACAATATTCCTCTTTTTCAGATAGTTGTAGATAATTGTATCCCACATTCGGACTTGTGAGAACACATCATTATAGTTTGCTTTAGCGTCATATGCCATTGTCAAAGCAAGTTCAATCAGTTTCATCTTGTCTTCCATACGGTCAACAAGTTCCACGTCAATGATGTTGTACTCTACAAACTTCTGCCATCCTTTGGTATAAAAGTCCTTGAAAGTATCAAACTCGGAGTGGTCTAATTTCTTCTGCCCCAGTTCAACACTAGCAATGTAATCAAGGCGATATGATTCCTGTGCTTTATAAGTAAACTTCTTATAAAGATTCAAATAATCAAGTTGACTGATGCCGCCGACATCATAAGAAATGTGTTTGCGACCAGAGATATAAACCTCATCTTCAGTCACGAGTCCCCAAGGAGACATACGCTTCATCAACTTTTCACCAAGAACTCTATCCAGACGACGAACAAGATATGGAATATCATACAGTTCGATATTCCATCCAGTCACAACTTCTGGAGTATTTTCTTCAACCATCCACCAGTTGATAAAATCCATCAAAAGGTCACGCTCATTATTAAAAGAGCGATAGATTACGTTCTTTTGTTGATTTTTAAATGGACCCATACCCCAAGTACGAATCTGTTTAGAAGAATAGTCCTGAATAGTAATCAAAAGAACTTCTTCGGCAGCAGACTCTACATCAGGGAAACCATTCTCCGATGCAACCTCAATATCAAGTGTAGTAACTTTAACTTTACTGATATCAAATTTCAGTTCCTCCTCTGGATACATTTCAGAGATGTACTGATAGATGTATTGTGTATTTCCGTAGATTTTAAAGTTTTCTACACCATCATACCTCTTTACAAATTCACGACACTCACGGACAGTACCAGGTTGAACTTCTTCAACATACTCTCCATTTAGAGTTTGATATTTAGTTTGTTTTTTAGAAGGGACAAAAAGAGTCGGGTAAAACTTCTCACGGGTCATAAAGTGTTTACCATCTTCATAACCACGAACCAAGAAGTGGTCCCCGACCATTTGAACGTTTGTATAAAAGCGCATTATGCAGTCAATTCAAGATACTTTTCAATAACTTCGGCAGTTGGATCAGCAATAGTCAGAATTTTATCTGAACTAATTAGAACTTCTTTTTGATTAGTACATTTTGGCCAAGGTCTCATATCATCTACACCAAAGAATTGATATGGATTAATTAGTTTACAATCAGGTTCACCAATATCTGCCATTATTTCAATAACTTCTGTGATAAGAACGTTATCTACATCAAGAAGAACACATTTAATAACCCTATCCATTAATTTTCTCCTGATACATTTCTTTTACAGATGACAAAGGTTCTACAGCAGTTATAACCCAATCAATTGGAATTGTAATATCTTCATCGGCAGATAAAACAATCCAAGGAGATAAACTTATTTGAATCTCTCTTTTGGAGTCATCAACAACATCTTCAGTCAGCAAAACTTCAGTTCTGACTGCAATTCTATGAGGTTTGTTGAGCAAATAAGCTACTGCTTCTTTTTTACCAGTTTCTGAATTTTCGGAAACAAGTTCTTTAATATCAGAAATAAGAGTTTCTCCAGACTTTAGCAAAGTGAGTTTGATAGACATTTTTAGATTATTCCTTCAGTCATTATACCAAGAAAAAAGGGAGGCGTCAACTGGATTTTGCCAGTTGCCTCCCAGCGGCGACGATATTCAGTTGTATTTAGTCTCCGTTTCCACCACCATCACCAGCACCACTTCCAGGATTGATTGGAACTGCTCTACCAGCACCAACATTAGTAATAGTTGTTTTACCTTTTTTATTGATATGATAAACTTTATGTGGTTTTGCCGCTGGATACGAAATCGTTTTTATTTCGTTAAGAAACTGGTGGAAAGATTTCATTTTTATTTTTATTTAGAGATAATCCTTACGTGCGTGATGCTCAGGGACAATCTTACCAAGTCTAATGGTTAGTAGTCCATTATCAAAGGTAACTTCTCGTACTTCTGTATCGTCGGAGAGAGTCCACGCCCTTTTGAAAGATCGTTGAGCCAATCCCTTATGGACGTAGTGGGTATCAGACTCTCTATCCTCTTTTTGTCCTTCGATAAAAAGTTTTCCATACTCCGTGTATACATGAACTTCCTCCTTTTTAAATCCTGCGAGTGCAAGTTCGAGTCGTGATTCTACGTTACTTAGTTGTACAAGATTATATGGAGGATAATTAGAAGTTGTTTCGTGAAGATTGAATAGACGATCAAAATATTCGTCCATTCCAATACTGTTTCTTGTGATCTTATCTAAAAGAGTAGGCAGATCGGCAGCAGTATACCTTGTGAGGTTAGTCATTATAGTATCTCCTTGAAAAGCGAGTTTGTGTTTTGTGGACCCTTTCGGCATCCATTATTAATTATACAAGTTTCTAAAAAAAGTGGGGTGTTGAACCCCCTACTTTTCTATTCGGTTTCTACTTCTTTCAAGTGAACTTTTAGCGCATCCTTCCATTGCTGTTCAGTATACCCGCAAGCAATAAAAAATCTACGAACCATTTCTAAAAATTGATTTTCATTTAGATATGGATCATCACATCTGATTTCTACATCTTCGTCAGGAAGAGCAAACTTTGCATTGGGATTATTATGCCAAGCAGCACCTTCATTTTGATGACGAAAACGAAACTCAAAACTTCCCGAAGACATCACTCAGCATCCTCTACCTTTTTCTTTTTAGCACCAATATTATACTTGGTTTCCAGAATCCAATCTCCTTTGTCCTTATAAGAAAGAACTTTAATTTGATTCAAAGGTGCAATGTCCTGAATCTTGCTTACATCAACAATCTCAATCAGACCCCAATCTGCAAGAAGTTGGGCGATACGATTGCGACGCTGAACATCATTCACAGTCAGGTTTGCGTGTTTGCCATCAAGAGCAAACAGTTCCTTAAAGTGAACAAGATAATACCTACCTTGCTTGTGCAAAATATGGCAAGACTGATAGATTTTCTTTTCTTTTCTTGAAGCAACTCCGATACGGGTCAAAGTCTCACGTACCTTTAGAAAATCATCAGGTTCATTAAGAATCACTTCCACCATTTGGTCGGGCGTCCACTTCACTTCAGGTTCTTGAACGACACTCATTTTGATCCTCCAGTTTCAAATTTCGATTTAATAAATGTTAGTTGTTCTTTAGTAAGAATCCTCAAAGCTTGTTTTGCCTTCTCATTACTATATCCATAATAACGTTTGACATACTCAAGGTCTTTGATTTTATCTTGTCGGAGCCAGGGAGAAAATCTCTTCTTTTTCCTCAGACTATTTATAAAAAAGTCATATTGCATCTTCTTTGGAAGAGAATGATATCGATTCATCTCATTCGCAAACATAATACAATCGATGTGCCCAGAAAAGCAACGGTTGATAATATAAGGTGCGTATTCCTTCTCAAGTGAAGGATCTTCGTCAATCAGGTGTTGCTTCGTTTGATTAATTGAGTTTAACCAATCTTTTAGTTCAATTATCATCGTATAATTTCCAAATCATTGCCATGTTTCCATAATTCAAGTTCTATTCTTAAGCGACCTTCAGTCTTAAGTTTTTCATACCTTTTAGATGCTTTTTTCTTCCACCATTCAATAACTTCTTCAGGTTCATAACCAAATTTTGAAAGATAATATCTTTTCTTTTCCGTCAATGTTTTTGCATGTTCAATACATGCATTAAACTCATCTAATTTTAGATGACCTTTCAAGGAATTGCGAATAATAGAAATCATTTTAGTTTGAATCTTCAGTTTCTTTGATGATTTATCCGCAGAAATGAGTCTTTCTCCACCATTTGCAGTGTTATTAAACCACCAAAACATTTCTTTAAAATAATCGTCATGAAATAATGGAAGGAAATTACTTTCAGTATCTCCTATGTGTCGAATATAAGGTTTAAGACCATCATACATGGATACCCCTTTTGTTGTACCGTATAATGAAGTTGTTTCAAAGTATTGAAGATCAATTCCATATTTACGATCAAATTGTCGTTTGAGTTCATTCGAAGAAGCAAGAAGAGCAAGAAGTTTTCCACCAAGATAATTATATCCAAACGGTTGTACAGGAACAATATTAAATCCCATTACAAACTCATTGTTAATTCTGGAAAGTGAAAGAACCTCACCAAAATAATCATTTCTTGGTTTTGAATTAATAGTTGGAGATCCAAAACGAACAACACCTATTATTTTATTTGAAGTATCTTCAGTCACAATCCACTTTAAAGTTCTTCCAGGAATTGCTTCCTCAATAGGATTTGAAGCAGTATCGTTTAAAATTTCTGAGTAAAGATCTTGATTATATTTTGATGTTGTTTTGGGATTAGTATCTACTTCATGAATTGAAAAAGACATCTCATTTGGATGAAGATTGAAGTTGGAGAATATTTCATCTTCTGGACCAAATAATTTTCCAGAAGCATTATAGGTCCTACTCCTCTTAACATATCGAAGATAATCATCGATACGATTAAACTTAGAGTAATACTCTATAAATTGATCTGCTGCCCAAATCGCATCTTCAATAGATAACATATTAATTTGCCAAAAATTGTTTTTCGTACTCTAAAAGTTCTTGAGGAGTATTGATGTAGTTACTAACATAATCTGCAGGGCGTTTATACCACATTCTTCCATAATTTCGATTTAACAGTTTAATATCCAAATACTGATATTTTTTATCTGTAGGTACATATACTTTATATTTACCCTTATGATTTGAAGTCAGTAATGACAGACTTCTGTTTTGTTCCGACAAAATATCAATAGTTGTACATGCAGTTTTAAATATATTAAAATACTTATCATAATCATTTACATAAATTTCATGATTATCCATGAGCATTTGATAAATGAATTGTGGAGAATAGCAATGATCCCTACATAAAATCCATTTAGGATCTTGTCTTTTTTTCTCCAATGCCTTTTCAGTAATAAATCCAGATGGAACTGAAAGAGAATGAACTAGATCATAAAATGGTCGTGTAATTGACCTAACAGCATCCGTATTATTTCTATTTTTTTCCCAAAAGTCCAATACTTCAGTATTTTTAAAATCAAGATAGGTTCTATAACAATAAACCTCCAATCTAGATTCGTTTGTAATTACTTCAATTCGTTTCATAATCTTTAGGGTGATACTTCAAATACTCTCTAAAAGTGAGTTTCATTTCTTTCTGCGTCATACCACAATGCTTTGCGGCAGCAGGAAGAGTCATTTTAGCACGAAAGAGACCTTCATTTGCCTCTTTCACATTTTCGGGAGTTGTTTTGACTGGATATTCATATAGAGTTGCTCTATTGATTTTATAAAGATTCATTTAAACTCAACCTCACACATCATTTCAGTCAGAGCAGCAAGAAGATTTATCTCTTGATCGGCAACAAAAGATCCTTGATACATATATTTCGCAATGATCAAAACTGCGGAAGGAATTGTGGAAGGTACTAATGATTCGTAACAAGAATCATAGAGACGACGCAAGATAAGATTTGCATCATTATCCAGATTTGCAACCACCCATTTTCTGACTTCTGGAAAATTCTTATCTTTCATATTCTTGATAAGATCACTTACTGCGATATCTGAAAAAGATGCAAGAATACCAGAATCAATTTTTCCTCCCGTAGAATATCTTTGACATTCGTTAAGAACTCTACGGAAATCAGGAAAGTGCTTGGAAATAATCTCAACGAGAACTTTTGGATCATATTCAATCCGTTCCTCATCAAGAATATTTTGAAGTCTCTTGAAGAATGCTCCAGCAAGTTGTGCTTTTTGTTTTCCTTTGATTGTAAAATCAACTACTGCACAACGGGAGTGAAGTGGTTCGATGATTTTGTTTTTATAGTTGCAGGTAAAGATAAATCGGCAGTTGTTATAAAATGCCTCAATATTTGCCCGTAGTAAGAGTTGAACATCATTACCCGTATTGTCTGCCTCATCTATAATAATGACTTTGTGTTTAGAGGACCCTGTGAGTGAGACAGTGGAAGCAAAGTTCTTTGCCTGATTTCTTACGGTGTCCAGAAATCTTCCTTCATCAGATCCATTAATCACATAATAATCGGCACCCAGTTCATTACAAAGTGCTTTTGCAATGGTGGTTTTACCAATACCAGGAGGACCTGCAAGAAGGAGATTTGGAATCTCACCCTTCTCTACAAACTCCTTAAATGTTTTTTTAGTATCATCAGGAAGAATACAGTCATCAATTACTTGAGGACGATATCGTTCCACGAAAAGGAAATCAGTGTTACTCATAATTTAGTTTATCCATTTAGGTTTTCTTGACGGCATACGAAGATAATTATCTCTAACCCAAATCTTGGAGTTAATGTACATCTTGTAAGCAGTAAAAGTATCAATGCTTTCGTTATACTTAAACTCATCAGGCATTGCGCGGACAAAGTTTTCTACTTTTGTTATCTTACCTTTTGGAAAGATATAATAAGCGTGTACAAGAGTATTATAGCACGAATGAGTTTTTCCATACCTCAAACGATACTCATCACACAAATTCATTCCCCACTTGATTAACCAATAGGCATTATGAATACTTTCAGATGCCCATTTGGTACAGGGATGATTTCTAAACGCTCCCTTTTCAGTCTTGTAAGGAGTGTTGTCTTTTTTATAAAGAGGACCATAGTTATGACCCCATTTTTCTGATGCGATGATAGAAAGCATCTGACATGCTTCTAAAGGCATTTTTGTTATGTGACGGTCAGGAAGTACGATTGCACTCTCTGCTGGCCACGGTGATGTAACAAATATGTTCATCAGTATTAAAAGCAAAACTTACGAATAACATAATTGACTTTTTCTGGTTTATCTTCCATCCATAATGCTTCATGCTCAACTTGCTTTTCTAAATTTTTGGGTAGATTTGAAAAAGATCTTTTCATATCTTTTTTTCTCCTTTCAGACAATGGCATCAAAGATTTAGAAATCCAAAATGGGACTATTTTGCGACCCAAAAAACTTTTACAAGACTGTGCGTAATGTACTGATTCATGTAAGATTGTTTCATTGATATAGTATGCTGTATTTCCACTTTTTTTAATTCTATCAGTACATATAGTCATTAATTTTTTTTCAGAGTCATACATTCCATAAATTCTTTCCTCTCTGCATATTTGAGTATTTTCTACAAAATTAATTCTATTTTTAATTAGAATAAAAATGTCTCTTACTTCTGGAGAAAGGTAAAGAAGAAATTCCATTATGAGAATTCAGAATCAGGTTCAAGAGCAATATAATAGCAGAGATTGTACTTAGGATTTGTGAACTGTGACAGAAGTTTTTGTGACACTACCACATCATAAGCACCAGGAATAATCTTGATGTTTTCCACTTTAAAGTTAAAAGTAAACTCTTTATCAGTCTCACCAACCACGATGGAGTATTCGTTAGAAGTATCATTCTTTTTATCACGAACCACCAGTTTGACCACACCTGCTTCACCAACAGCAGAAAGATCAGGAAGTTGATAAACTGCTGCTGCTTTGAGAAGTTTTTCCAGAGTCACACTATCCAGTTGAAAACAAACATCCTTTGAAGGAAGTTGAATTTCTTTTTCAGGAGGGGAGATAATCACATTCGGGTCAGCAAAGAAATACTTCACACGACGCTTGCCCTCTTTGATGCTCAAGTAAGAATCTTCCTTAAAGTCTAGGTCTGGGTCTTGATGCAATCCAAGACCATTCAGAAACTGGTTAAGATCATAAATTGCAAAGTCACGAGGAAAGTCTTCTGTGATATCTGCTTCAGCAAGAATATTTTTTGCTACTGAAATTGTGCGAAGTTTGTTTCCCTGCTTCACAAGAATTGAGTTATTAATTCCAGCAAAGTTTTTAAGAACAGTGAGAGTGTTATCAGAAAGTTTCATTATAATCAGCGAGTAAATTCAGTGAGACCATTATCTTGACGGGTATAGTGTCCATCAAAGTGAAGAAGAAGCATAGC